TAATAATACCTATTAAGGATAGCATTAAATTAAACCACTATATACAATTTTTAAATACAATCCCAGATGAATTATTTAGCGATAAACCAATTTTTTATTATGAAAACAATAAATGGGATTCATTAGGACTTCTTGGGGAGAGAACGCATAGATCGACAATAAGGACAAAGTATTTACAATTATGCTTTAGGGTGGCTGGGCTTGAAATAACAAGGGTTTTAGATAATGAAGTTGATTTATTCAAGGAATATAAAACAGAGAAAAAAAGATTTTTAGCAGCATTATATTATGTTGGAGAAAAAGTTACAAATAAAGAACTCGCACAAATATTAACAAAAGCAATAAAATTAAGTGATGAAAGACTATTACATGAACAATCAGGAAGAGGCAATAACTCAAATCGTAGAAAAAGCCTCTGGAGTTTCTAGGGAACAAATTAGAGGGAGGTGTAGAGTAAAACGAATTGCCATTCCTAGAAGTATATTGGGGTATATGTTAAGAGCCGATTTAGGATGTACTTATAAAAGAGCAGGGGAACTTGTGGGTAGAGATCACGCATCTGTGATAAAATACAATAAGGATCATGATGATAATTTTAGGTATTATCAAGACTATAAAGTTTTATTTAGGGAAGTTCAATCAAGATATATAAGTGAGTTTAAAGGAGTTAAGTTTAAGATAATCCAAAAGCAAATTTTGGACTTACAAGAACAATTAGAAATAATTAAAAAACAACAAGAGTATTAATTAAAATCAATAATAAAATGGCAGACAAACAGTATGTAAATGGAATGATTATCAAAGAAAAAACATTTGATAATGGTGGCACTCAACTAAAAGTAAGTTTAAAAGTTGAAGAGCTAAGAGCTCAATTAAAAGAATTAGATGATGATGGTTGGGTTAATCTAATTATAACAAGAAGAAAAGAACCATCAGATGCAGGTGTAACTCACTATGCTTATGTTGATCCTTGGAAACCAACAAAACAAAAAACCTCAAAAAATGTATTGTCTGGCAATAAAGACACTATGATGAATGGGGATGCAGATGATTTGCCCTTCTAAAAAGGGATATTACCGTACATTTAACCAGGAGGGGTAATCTAGCCCCTCCTAATTACAAAACAAAATGGAACAACCAACCTACTATTCAATACTCCCAGCTAATGTTAGATATTCAAAAAAACTATCTTCATTAGAAAAGTTATTGTTTTCTGAAATAACTGGTTTAACTAATAGTAAAGGTTATTGTTGGGCTACCAATGAGTATTTTGCAAGGCTTTATGGTAAATCAAAAGGAACAATTAGTAGGTGTATAAACAAATTACTATTGTCTAATTTTATTAAAGTTAAAATGATTAAAGAGTCAAAGGATTATGTAGAAAAGAGGTTAATAACCATAACAGGAGTAGAGGTACTCAAAAACATCAAGGCCCATAGTCAAAAACAGGTAGGGGGGGTAGTCAAAAAACGCAAGGAGAATACTAAAGATAATAATATAAAGAATAAAGATATACTATTTTCAAGATTTTGGGATGCCTATAACTTTAAGAAAAGCAGGAAGTTGTGTTATACGAAGTTTCTATCATTAAGTTACGAAACATGTGAGAAATGTGTTGTTGCTGCAAAAGAATATTCAGCCTCTATAACAGATATAAAGTTTAAAAAACATCCTGGCACTTGGTTAAATCAAGGATGTTGGGATGATGAAATCACACAAAGATCCACAAATGATGGGAAGATACAAGGAGGTAAATATGATGGAATGGTATTTTAACTAAAAAAATTATTATGAACACAAGACAAACATCAATAGATTGCTATAATCAAATTAAACAAGAAGGATTATTGAGTAAAAGAAGATTAGAGGTTTATGAAGCATTATTATCTACTGCACCTTGTACATCTTCTGAAGCAATAAGAAATGCCAAAACTACATTTGGAGTATTTGGAGTTAGTTCTAGGTTTACAGAGCTAAGAGAATTAGGTGTGATTTATGAAAGGGGAGAAAAACAATGTAGCATTACAGGAAGAAATGTTATAGAGTGGGATTTAACAGATAGACTACCTGTAAATATAAAAAAATCTAATAAAACAAAGAAACATAGGATTAATGATGCTTTAAATTCCTTGCGTGAATTATATAAAAACAAAAACACCTGCTTGGATGAGGATTGGAAAAGAGTTGCTGATTCAATTAAGAGTATATGACATTTAGCGAACAAGGAATAACTATTAAAAGAAGTTCTGGGCAAGTTAAAACACAATGCCCTAAGTGTTCTCACGATAGAAAAAAGAAAGGAGATCCTTGTCTTTCAGTAAATATAGATGATGGTGTTTGGAATTGCCACAACTGTGGTTGGAATGGAGGACTAAAAAAACAAAACGATTATATGGAAAAAACCTATGTTAGACCAAAGTGTGTTGATATTAAACCTAAATATTCAACAAAACTATTAGAGTGGTTTAAGGAAAGGGGTATTTCAGAACAAACTATTGTTAAAAATAGAGTTGATGAGGGGAAGGAGTGGATGCCACAATTAAGTAAAGAGGTAACGACAATTCAGTTTAAATATTATAGAGATAGCCAACTAATAAATATAAAATATAGAGATGGGGCTAAGAATTTTAAGTTAGTTAAAGATGCCGAAAGGATTATGTATGGCCTTGATGATATACTAGGGAAAAAAGAAGTTATAATAGTTGAAGGGGAAATGGATAAGTTGGCTTTTTATGAGGCAGGATATGAAAATTGTGTTTCTGTTCCTAATGGAGCTAGTAATTTAAAAATGGAATACTTAAAAGATTTCCCAGAAAACCTTGGGAAAGTATATTTAGCTGTTGATAATGATGAACCTGGAAAAAAATTACAAGATGAATTGTCAAGAAGAATAGGTAGGGATATTTGTTATAGAGTATCATACCCAGATGATTGTAAGGATATAAATGATGTTTTAATTAAACATAAGAGAGATGCTATTGACAAATGTATTAGGGGTGCTAAAATATATCCACTAGAAGGGGTATTATCTATAAATAATTTTGATAAAGATATAGATGATTTATATGAAAATGGGTTAAATAGAGGATTAACTATTGGACACGAAAACTTTGATGGCTTGTTTAGTTTTATAACATCTCAATTAACTGTTGTTACAGGGGTTCCAACCCACGGGAAAAGCCATTTCCTAGAGCATTTATCTATGAGGTTATCCACACAACATGGTTGGAAGTTTGGAGTATTTAGCCCAGAACACTATCCATTACAACTACACTTTTCTGTGTTAGCAGAGAAACTAATGGGGAAAACATTTAGGAAAGTAACCAAATATGAAAGGATGACTAAAAATGATTTAAAAATTGCAAAAGATTTTATTTCAAATCATTACCATTGGATTAGACCTAATGGAGATGTATATACAATAGATGGTATATTAGATGCAGCAAAGGGGTTGATACGCAGGTATGGTATAAACGCTTTAATAATTGATCCATATAATAAAATAGATGCCAATATTGGTAGCCAGAACGAAACTAACTATATAAATAAATTCTTAACCAAGCTCACTATATTTAAACAAAAACACGATATACATATATTTCTTGTTGCACATCCGAGAAAAATGCAGAAACTAGATAATGGGCAATATGAAATACCAACACTATATGATGTAGCGGGGAGTGCCCATTTCTATAATCAAGTAGATAATGGTATCACTGTGTATAGAGATTTCAAAAATCAAGTAACTAATGTTTATGTGCAAAAGGTTAAGTTTAGGCATATAGGAGAATTAGGGGAGGCTCAGTTTAAATACAATATTCAAAATGGTAGGTATAGTGAGATTGGAGAGCCTTTAGACAACACTCCTTATATCATGGAGAGGCAAGAAAGTATGATATAAATTTGGAATTATAAAAAAAAATTCATTACATTGTAATATGTTTATAGAATTATTACCAATATATATATTAATAAGTGCCCATATTTGTTATATGGCTATAGAAGATGATGATTATGACATATACTAGTTTATTTGAACCACTACTTATAATTGCCCTCTGCTTAATGTTAGGAATGTTAATAGGAGTTATAGGAATGTTGATTGCAACAGCAAAACACATTAAAGGTATAAACGAAGAGGTAGATAAGTTTAGAGATTTATATTTTGAAGAATTAGATAAGTGGAGAGATAAATGAAAATAGGAACTTTTTTTAGTGGGATAGGAAGTCCAGAGCAGGCTTTAATAAATTTAGGTATTGATCACGACATAGAATTTGCTTGTGAGATTGATAAATATGCAAGAGAAACATATTTAAAAAACTTTACCCCTAATAATATGTATAAGGACATTACTACTTTAGATATGAAAACACTTCCTCCTGTTGATTTATTGGTTTTTGGGTTTCCTTGCCAAGCATTTAGTTTAGCTGGAAGAAGGGGTGGGTTTGATGACACAAGAGGAACTTTGTTTTATGATGCCCTAAGATATTTAAGAGAACATAAGCCTAGATATTTTATTGCCGAAAATGTTAAGGGGTTATTAAGTCATGATAATAGTAAAACATTTAGAACTATTATAGATTGTATAGCTAAGACAGAGAACTATCAATTTTCAATGATGCCTTTTGATAATCTTGGCTATCATATTCACTATAAAGTATTAAACACAAGAGATTTTGGGGTTCCTCAAAATAGAGAGAGAATATTTATTATAGGCATTAGAGATGATGAGGATAATAACTTTAATTTCCCCGCTGCAACCCACTTAAAACTAAAACTAAAGGACATTTTAGAGGAAAAGGTTGATGAGAAGTATTTTTTAAGTCAAAAAATGGTTGATGGAATCTATAAAAGTAAATTTATGGAGAGGAAACCAATGAGTACAGATGGTGTTTGTAAAACATTAAAGGTTGGAGGAGATACTCCTTGCTTTAAAGATGATGGGGTTGTTGTTCATAGTCTATATCCTAGGAGTAGTAAAACAGGCAAAGGAGGAACAGGACATCTAACCAAAGAAGATGGAACAACATATTGTTTAGATACAGGAAGTAATCAAGCTATTGAAGTAAAAAGTGGTGCGTTAAGAACTTATCCAAGAACAAATAATCCAGATAAAGACAGGGAAGATGGTAGGAAGAAACAACTAGAGCTTAGATCAGATGATGTCGCTAATTCAATAACAACACACCAGTGTGATAGTTTAGTGGTACGACAATTAAACCCATCTAAAGAATCAGGAGGAAAACAACCATACCAACAAAATAGAGTTTATGATATTGAAGGTATAGCCCCCGCTTTAGTTTCAGAACTAGGAGGGGATAGATCTCACAATATAGAGGTTATGAATTGTCTAACAGAGGCAACGGGGAATAGAGCAGGTTCTTCATCTGAATTTCTTACTAGCGTTAATAGGATTCATAAAAACACAGGGCACATTAGGAGATTAACTTGTGTTGAATCAGAAAGACTACAAGGGTTCCCAGATGATTTCACAGCGGGAGTCAGTGATACTCAAAGATATAAACAATTAGGAAATACTATAACAGTAAATGTTATACAGGGCGTTATTAACAACTTGTTAAAATAACATGTGATTTTACGAAAATTAATCTTAGTTTTGTCAAATGGCATACAATACAATAAAGTGGGTGTTAAGGTTGCAAGTGAAGAATAAAACTAATACATTATGGACTTGGAAAAAAGGAGAAAACATAAGAGATGAAAATTTTACTTGTATTTATAAAAACTATTCTGATAATTTACCAATATATACCCCCTCACAATTACTAGATAAATTAGATGGGAAAACCGATATACAGAGTGATAGTTGATTTTGAATATAGAAATAAAAGTAGAGGTAATTATATAAAAACTCAATTAAAGCAAGATACAATAGACACT